TGATATGTTAAGTGGTTTATTTGCCATTTTTCTTTTTCTTTTTAGTTGGAAAAAATAATTTATCTATCCAGGCTGTATAGTCATCTAGATATCCGCAAATTTTATATATAAATCTATCAATCATCTTTTGGTTTTGGTAGCGGCAGTATATAATCTTTTGGAGGCATTTTCAATTTGCTTTTCTTTGAGTTTATAAACTTATCTCCCATTAAATTGACCTCTGGGTTCTCTTTTTTATACTCATCTTTCATATCATCCCAAAGACTTTGCGAGTCAGCTGGTCTAGTGTTGTCTCTTGCAGGAGTAACACCTCTACATTTAGATACAAGTAAAGCAAAGTTCTCATTTAATGCTAGACTAGGATTACTGTTAACCCTACCACACATCTTCATTAACTCTAGTTGTTGTTTGATTGCTACATTTTCTTTTGAAGTCTTACAGTCTGTACCTAAATATTTTCTGTAAGTTATACTAAAATTTTGTGAGTCATTATCATAATCACTTGAGTTATATGTATGGTAATCTTGTGTGTTGTTTCTATCTTCTACTCTAAATTCCATTTCACCACATCTTACACCATACTCGTTAAGATATTCGTTTTTAGGATACGCAGGTTCTACAAACAACGCTAACATTGTAAGAGCCAAGATAAGTAAACCTGTAAAGTAATAATTCATCCTGAGAACCTCCATACATTACCTGTTTAAATCCTTAATATCATAGTCATGTTCTCTGACTTGATCTGCTAATTGTCTGTATAAATTTTCTGCCATCTGCCAAGTAGACTCAGCAGAAGTTAGTCTTGTGTTTTGATCTACAATCTTATCTTCTGCAACTTTTAAATCTCTTTTAAGATCTACGATTTCTTGCTGATTAGTGTTGATGGTATCTGTGAGATTAACAATATAACGAACGCCTGTAAATGTTCCGACTAGCACTGAAGCTACTACAGGTACTAATACAAAATTCTTTTTTAACAGATCTGCTAAATTCATTTACGTTCCTCATTTTTTTTCCTCAATCTCATAAAAGAAATTGTCGGTGTCTTCTGTCTTCCACGCACCTGTATCTTCTACATTCCATTCATTTGTTTGTACCTTCCAATCAGGAATATTATCCTTGACAGTAAATGAAGGTAAGTCCCAAATGCATCTGTTGTTTGGCTGAGCCGCATAGTTCCCATCGTCTAGGGCTATGATGTGTGCACACTTATGTTCGTGTGGTATCTCTGAATGATCAGAATCTAGTATATTAGCATCTGGGTGTGCCCAGTCAACGGTAAAAAGATATGCACCATGATGCCATTGTTTATCTTTGCCAATATATTTTCCTGAAGCTGCGCTTAGAATAGACCAATGAGTAACAGTAGGATAATAACTAAAAGAATTCCAAAGCTCCAGTTCATCAAGTCTTCTTTTTGGTACGTCTTCGACTTTGAAACCGCGTTGAATAAATGCACTAATAGGGAGGCGATAAAAGATTGCGCCATTTTCCATAAGTGCGTGCCATAAGATTGCCCTGCCACCCATAGATGTGATACCGAAGATAATACAGTCTTCGACTTCTCCATGATGTTTTTTAAGATCATATAAATACTCCTTTCGTATTTGTGCATAGGTGGGTGGAATGTTAGCATTAAGATAAGCCACTATTTTATTTCACCCCAATTTTTGCCATGCTCATAATCTACTTTGTTTGGAACCTTAAGTTCCACTGCAGATTCCATTATTTCAATAATTTGTTCTGCTTTTTTATCAGATTCAACAGAGATATCTACCTCGTCATGAATTTGTATATGTGGTATTATACCATTTTCATACAAAGCTACCATACTTTTTTTAGTCATATCAGCTGCCGATCCTTGTATTAATTTGTTTAATGCTTTGTAAGTAAATGCACGTTTTAATGGCTCATCATATTCTTTTCTAGCTTGTTCTAGTGGTAATGGTTTAAATATTCCAAACTGCGTTGGCTGCCATAAATCAAAATGACATGCACGACCTCCTAAAGTTCTAATCTTACCTCTGTCTTCTGCTTTACGAGTTACATTATCCATAAGTTTTTTAACGAATGGAGCCTTTGTATGATATTGTCTAATTAATTTTTCAGCTGAGTCTTTCATTAAACCTAACTCTGACATAAGTTTGTTTTTACCCATACCATACATCAAACCTAAGTTAATAGTTTTGGCTTGCTTACGTTCAATACCTGCCATGTCTGCAACAACTTGGTGAAAGTCTGCATCACCTTGATTGTATGCATTTACAATTTCATCTACACCTTCTAAGTTTTGTAGCTTTGCATAGTGCACTAATATTCTAGGTTCTTGTTGAGAGTAATCGAATGATCCCCAAGTAGTATTTTCTTCTGGAATAAATATAGATCTTATCATCGGTCCCAGCTCCGGGTGCCTCGCTGGAATTTGCTGTAAGTTTGGATTGCTCATAGAGAATCTACCGGTCACAGTTCCGCCTTGATCTGACCTTATTTGATTTATGTCTGCATGGATTCTGCCATTGTGAGAATGTTTGGTAATAGAATCTATAAAAGTTGTATGTGCTTTGTTAATCTCTCTTGCATCAGCAATAGATCTAGCTAATTCATGAGGATGGTTTTGTAAAAAGTTTTTAGTAAAACTAGGCTCATTACTTTTCTCTGTTCTATCATATGGAAGTTTTAGTTTGTCAAATGCTTTTGCGATGCTCCGAGCTGCATGTATCTCTACATCTACTCCTGTTAACTTTTTAATCTTACTAACTATTTTAGCTTCACGTTCCATAAGATTTTTTTTAAGTTTGTCTGCATGTTCTAGGTCAACTCTTACACCTTTAAATCTCATATCAACTAAACAAGGAAATAGTTTTGTTTCTAAATTAAATACATCCATTAATTCTTGACTGTGTAATTCTATATCTAATCTTTGCCAAAGTTTTAGTGTAGCTTCTGCATCACGTTCTGCATACTCACCTACATACATTGCAGGAAGTTTATACATTTCTGCTTTAGCATTTACAGAATAACTTTTAGCTGCCTCTTGTAATATCTTTTCATCTTTACCAATACCTGCATAAAATTTTGCGAGTGTGTTTAATTGATAAGACAATCTATTCTCATCAATTAAAGACGCTGCTATCATAGTGTCAACAATTTTACCTCTAATGTTTATACCAGCAGATCGTAACCAACAGACATCGTACATTGCATTGTGAAATATAAAGGTAGTTTTTTCTTGACTGACTAAATCTTGAACCCACTCTAAAACGAGTTTTTTATCCATATTTCCACCACCCTCATGACCTATCGGATAATACCCTGACCAGCCTTCTACGGCCACGGCAACGCCTACAATGTGTCCTTTTTGGGTGACATTACCTGATCCTAGGGTCATTAAATGAGGATCATAAGTTTCTAAGTCTATGGCAACTTCTTTTGCTCCAGATAAATCTTTTAATTCATGGGGTGCAACCCATTCTGTTTCGGGTGCAAATAGTGGGATCTGAGTACTCCTCACGAGTAATCTCTTTCTAAGATCATTTCCAAATAATGAATAGCTTTTCTCACGTCCTCTTCTTTTCCTTTTATTGAATGTCTACAGATATATTTTATAGCGTTCCCTTCTGCAAAAAGCAACTTGTTTTCGTTGATGAATTCAGCTGGTTGAATCTTCATATTTTTGTAATGTTTTCCACCAACTTGTTTATCTAGTGAATCATATGAAGCTTTTTTAAATATTTCTTTATTTGTCATTGTATATTCCTTTTGGTGGATGGTAATGTCCTTCGTGATTTTCATCTATATAAAATAACTTGACACCCCATTGTTTTTGTTTATCGGATAAAGATCTATGTATAGGAGATCCATCTCTTTTTCTTTCGCATCTTGTTTTAACATCTAGTTTTTCTATAGTTCCGTCTGGATGTATAACTACAATATCAATGCAACCATGTTGTCTGACATTTTTAAATACTTCACAACCGTTAGCTAAAAATTCTATGATTGCTCTGTATTCATTGACAGCTCCTAAACTATCATCTCGTTCGTGTTGAGTAGATATTCCTGTTTTCATATTATATAAGCACGATCAAAGTTTTTAGGATCCAACACATGCAATTCACGCTTCGCTCTCGTTGCTCCAGTATAAAATAATCTATGTAATTCATCTGGGTCATGACTAAGAGTTTCTAGTGCTGCACCTGTAAGATCTTGCATAAGCAAAACATTGTCGGCTTCTCCTCCTTTCGCTCCGTGTATAGTTGACATTATTATACGAGGATTTTTATTAATCATCTCGCCATTCGCTCTCATATTACGAATATAGTTTTCAGTCATGTTATCTAGACCTTCAAAAGAATCATACCAAACCTTATCTGTATTAAGGCCATGTTGTTCTTGGCATTCTTTTAAGGTGTACTTACCATCTGAATGAAGAGTTTTACCTTTTCTAAATCCTACTAAAACATTTTCACCTAAGTATTCATAAATGTTTTTAATTTCTAAATGATTTAATAGTTCACCTTTACGCCACGACTCCCAATTATTTAATGCTAATAATAATTTTAACGAAATAGAATTTCTTCCTCTGTATTGATAGTACCATCCTTGTATTTCACATAAATCTTTAGCATCTTCTAAAAAATAATTAGCTGAAGACAGAACTAACCAATCTCCTTTAGACATATCTACTTGAGTTATGTCAGAATATCTTTTTAAAATACCTATTTCTTCTCTAGGTTTGTATTCTTTTTCAAATCTATTTTGTACTTTATTAATTATTTTTTGTGATAGTTCATGTATAGGTCCACCTGGTATACGATAAGATTGATCTAATACTTTAATATCATTTACTTCTTCTTTTAAAGCTATGAAATGATCCACGTCTGCTCCTGCCCATTTAAAAATAGCTTGGTCATCATCGCCTGCAATGTAAGTTTTGTTTGCATTAGCCCAAATACATCTAACCATATCCCATTGCAACAAAGATAAATCTTGTGCTTCATCTATAAATAAAACTTCAAAAGTATTCTTAATATTTTTTTGTATAAAGTCTTCAAGTAAATCATTAAAGTCTTTTAAATTTTTTTCTTTTTTAAATCTTTTTAATTCTTCAGCTAATAGATATAAAGTATTTCGTTCTATATCTATAATATTTTTTCTAGAGTCATAGTATTCTAGAAGATCCATTCTTTTAACTGCAGCTGTATTTATTATTGTGAGATATTCATTGTCAGAATTAAAGGTACCGTCATCATTAGAAAACTTCGCAGTCTTAATAGGGATGCCACATTTCTGCCCAAATTCTTTATAGTCTTCTGTCTTCATCATTTTTTCTTTAGTCATACCTAATTGATTAAAAGCATAAGAGTGAAGAGTTCTAAAATTAGTTAAATCATTTTCTATATCTAATCCAAATTTATCGGCAGCTCTTGTTGCAGCTTCGGTTGCTGCTTTCTTTGTAAAAGAAAAGTAACCTATTTGTTTAGGTCTAATCCCCTTCTGAATGAATTCGTCCACTAAGTTTAACAATGTTGTTGTTTTGCCTGTTCCTGGTGGACCTAATATGATCGTCTTCATACTTTTTTAGTTTCCTCTCCGCTATTTCTAACTGTATTTGTGTTACTTCTAATTCTTCTTTTAATTCTTGTATTATTAATCTAAATCTTAAATGCCAATTAATTCCAACATCTCTGTCATAAGTTTTTGACATTAAAAATCTTCTTGTTGATAAGGAACTTTAGAAACAGCTGCTTCTACCTTTTTCATTTTTTTAATCTTAACTACTCTTGGGTGTTGAGATTTAATTCTAAGTCTAGTCTCTTCTATAAATATATTTTCTAATCTTTTAATTAAGTTACCTGTTTTTATTTTATCCATTTCCCAATTATTTTTTTTACAAAATGCATAAAAATCTTCTAATCTAAAGTATGTAAACTCACCCTCTGTAAAAGGTAGCTTATTAAATATATCATCTAAAGTTCTAGCTGATTGTCTATTGGTAGTCCAATCTTGCAAAAGTCCTGTAATTTCATTAATAGGATCTAAAGAAGCTAAAGGTTCTACTTCTTGTAAATTCTGCATCATTGGTTTTAAAAAATGTTGTTTCCAATCTCTAGGTTTAGGTACAGGTACAATTTTATTTGCTTGATCTAAACATGCTAAAGCAAACATACCGGGATTGTAAAGTTGTTCTGATTTTAATTCTATTCTTTTATCTGCTACATCTAAAAACCATTGTGGAGGATTAGAAGTATACTTAG